TTACAATCGAAAGTAGGATGTTATGAGGATTCAAGAGATAGACGGCGAGACGATAGCGCGAATCATTACGCGGTACGAGCGTGAAATTACCGAGATGAAAGCCACGCAGCGTGTTGGTGCTGACGGCGTTCGGGTATTTCGCGTCAAGTTAGAAGCGGCGATCGACAAGCGTGACGCAACGTTTCTGAGGCGGTTCAAAATCGTATTTACGCCGAAAGCCAGCACGTATCAGTCGGGTATGGTTTTTAAGTTGATGGTTGGCAGGCGCAGTAGCCATGGCTCGGAGCTAGAGGATGTCACTCGCTATTTCCAGCGCCGGCGAAGCAATGGCGGTGTACAGACGTGGCTAAATATATCAGATTTTTTGGTCGACCTCGGCAGCAATACATTCAAAATCTACGCGTTCGCTACGTCTGACGGTGAGCTGAGGGTTGAATATGTCTAATCTGTAATGTGGTAAGTGAGAATGAACGATAAACGAGACAAGGAATCGATGAATCAAACACCCAAAACGGTGCGGGAATTGGGCATCATGATGACTGCGCGCGACGATGTGCTAAATGAAAGGCTGGGTTCAATAAACGATAATGTTTCGCGGTTGGCAGAGTCGGTCAAGCAATTGGCTGAATCGAAAGCCGATGCCGAGGAGCTGAAAGCCTTGATAGCCCGCGTGGAACTGATGCAGGGCAATTACCTGTCCAAGAGTGAAGCCAAGATTGGTGCTGGCGTAATGACAGCAGTAATTACTGTGATTGGCTTTATGGTCGATTTAATTGTGAGAGTCGTTAATAAACCGTAAATAGGAGGCGATAATGGCAGTCAGGCAAACCTATAATCCAAATATAAATATCGGCGCGCAGAGTGGTTGGTGTTTACAATACGTAGATGACGCGATTAGCTCACTAACTCGCTCACCGAACGCTCAAACAGCGTACTTAAATGAATTGAACGCGGGTCGCATAAACACAGGTCCCGCACCCGTTGGTATTTGGGTGATTGGATTTTTGGGATTTTCAAGAGGCATTTATGTAGATGACGGACACGTCTTTTTGATGCGAAAGCGTGAGGATGGCTCAATCGAAATCCATGACAGCGAAGTTCACAGTGGAGCCAGAGGGATTTATAACAGCATTGAAGAACTCATGAACTGGATGGGCAATTATGGACCTGATTATCTAGGCTTCTCATACTGCTGCGACGGCAGATGTATAGCCGAAGATTACGACGAAACTCAGCCAACAGATAGAAAAATGGAAGAAGACGGCAACGCTCGCGACGAAGCTAACACAAATTCAGCTATTTTTCAGGAATTGGAAAAAGGCGACGTCATCGCTATGAAAGGCTACGTTACGAATGGTCAACCAATCGCTGGAGATACTGTCTGGTACGTTACAGCCAGGAGCGGCAAATATATGAGCCGTCAATTATTCGAGGACAAGAACTTACACGACTTGCCAGACCTGACACCTCAACCAAAGCCAGAAGAACCACAAGAAGACTACAGCAAGATTATACTAGACGTTTCAAATCATCAAGACGACTCTATTGTAAATCATTTTCATAAGTTCGCTGGCGTTATTCTCAAGGCTGGACATGTCGGAAAGTCGTTTGGCGGTGATGCTAACAAGATTGACCCTAAACTGGTCAAGTTCGCTAAAGCCGCGGGCGATAAGCTATTAGGGATTTACTGGTTACCTTATTTTTCAACCGAAGAAGAAGTCAAGTCTGAAGCAGAGCGTTTTGTTGAAGCTCAAAAACTTGTCAACGCACCTCTGTTATTCGTCGATTTGGAGCCGGGCTTTGAGGGTACGCTAGAGGAGCTAAAGACATTCCGCAATCTAGTATTACAGGGAACTGGCAAGCAGGTGCTAACATACGGCGGTAATGCGATTATTCAAAAGCTCGGATTAGACCATGTCGAATGGTATCCAAATTATGGAAATCCAGGCAATTACGCACACGGCTCATTTATTCATCAATACTCAGAAAGTGGCAATATCCCAGGCTACGACGGAAAATTAGATTTCAATACAACGAATAAGTCTATTGAAGAATTGAAGGCGATGAGTAAACCTGAGACGCCTGAAATAAAGCCCGAAATAAAGCCCGAAATAAAGCCAGTTTCTGAAGTAAAGACTGAAAAACCAACCAAAAGCTTACTACAGCTAATTATCGATTTTCTAATAAGCCTATTTAAGAAATAAGGAGGAAATATGAAATCACTAGAAGCACTAAAGAATATCAACTATAAAGACGTAGCTATTCGTGCTGGATGGACGTTCTTGCAGACGTTTATCGCGACATTTTTATTGGCAGGCGTAAACTTAGTAAACTTGCTATTCGCAGCGAGCTGGCACGAGTTATACGCTTTAACAATGGCTACTGCATTATCTGCAATCGCGGCTGGATTGTCTGCGGCTAAGACTATTATTCTAGACTTAGTACGTCAGATGAAAGAAGCCGTTGAGTAATTCGGAAATTCCGAACAACTGAACAGTTCGGAAATCCCGAACAGTTGAAACTCTACCTTTGATTAAGCTACTGTGTTTGCAAGCCCGGTAGCTTTTTATTCGGGTTTTCCACAGGTTCAACAAAAAATCTCTGACTTTTTTCACAAAATGCACGCAAAACGCTTGCATTATGTATGTAACTTTGCTATAATTAAGACAGTCAAGCGAGGCACATTAACAATCAGAGGATACAACAATGAAACTAATCACAATAAAAGCTTTTATCGGAAGTAATAACGAAACCAAAGAGCTTGAAATAGACAAAATAGCTTCAACATTAAGCAAGAATCACGAAGCTTTCACTCTACAATATCCAGTTTTCGGATATTGGAAGGGTGAAACTGAACAAACAGCAATACTTTATCTGTCAGACGAACGCTCAAAGGTGATGAACACGCTCAACGAACTAAAAGAGGTGTTAGACCAGGAAGCAATCGCCTATCAGATTCAGGATAAACTAAACTTAATATAAACTTAACGCCTCGCTTGGCGCTAGGGTATCCTCACAAAAAAAGGAGGCGAATATGCCAATAGTAAATCAAATTGTAAAAAAGAATGGCAAGATTATCAAGTCTAAGGTTGAGATACCTGCACCAGTTTATAATGTACGAATTAAGCAGGAAGTATATGAACGGCTTGTGGTGCTTGCTGCTGAAAACGGTCGTAGTGTCACTGGTGAAATAAACTGGAGGCTTGAGCAGTCACTTAAAAAGTAGTATCATATCTGAGCGATTGTTGTGATTAGCAGTCGTTGTTGTATAAAGACACCTCGTTTTTGAGGTGTCTTTTTTTGACCGCTAATTCTACTGCTCGCCAATCGCGATCCAATTCACATAATACGTTCCTAGAAGTTGTGCGCCATCAAATCGACGACATCTAGCAGTAAATGAGGTGTTCGTTACAGCTACCGCGCTAAAAGCGCAGCCACCCCACGACGAGTTCGGAGTATCTGTCCAAGCGTCGCCAGGTTGACCATAGCCACCAAAGCTACAAACTACAGTAGGAATTGTTTTGAATTGCTTTGGAAAAGTGATTTGAACAGTAGCCTCGAGAGCGTTTGATGGAACGTTGAGCATCGCTACGCCGTGCTGGGTAATTGAGCTAGATGATTTGCTGGAGTTGTTTCTTTTTGATTGAATAAAATCTGACCATTTTAAGTGTCGTGGTAGGACTATATCATAATAGAAATATGTTTATGATACTCAAACGAATCGCTATTCGCCTGTATAAAGAATACCGCTATATTTTCCACGGCAAATAACGTCAATATCTCCTAATCTGTACATTTATAATCAGGAGGATTCATATGGAAAATACTGAAAAAGTACAGAATTATAAGGGCGGCGAGATCCGCCGAACAGTTGACGGCTATTATATTTTCGTCAAAGGCGATGCGCACAGCGGTCCGTATGTGAGTATTTCGGCAGCCAAAGGCACGGCCGACACTACTGAGGCTGAGGCTGAGATACCAGCAGTAGAGTCTGTCGACGAGGTTGTCGAGCCAGAAGTTGAAAATATCAATGATAATGCTGAGTCTGAGACGGCCGACACTACTGAGGCTGAGGCTGAAAGCACTGACGAAAAATAACTATGGCACTAGGTTTTCCTAATAGCAACGGTGGCCGCACCACTGATAGCGCACTATTTCATGCACTCGGCAATGCTTTTGTCGGCTCGTGGATTAGCGGCTTTAGAGTGCGTCAAGCAAGCCCTGTCGGTATGAATGTGCTGATCGGCGGGGAGAATGGTATACCTGACGACTTACTGGTACGTGACGCTATGTCGGCTACATTCCC